TCGTTTCTTTTGTGCAGACCTTGCGACTAAATCATCTTGTGCGGATTCTTCAAGATCATATAATTTCATTTTTGCTCTATCAATTCCGATCACAAATCTTTTATATTTACCAGGATCACTATAACGATTTTTCAATTGTTTAATTAAAATTTGATCAAGTTCTTCTAATTCTTCTGTGCTAATCAAAGCAAACATAAAATCCGCAGTTGCAGGCAATCCAAATGATTCAGAGGTGTCTTCAAGTCCAAAATCTGTATTTGTAAATCCCGATCTAGTTGTTTGAGTAGCAGAAACAATAGGAAGATTGTGTTCAACTGCTAGACCACGTACTTCTTCTGCTATTGATTTAATATAATTATAAGAATTTACAGTATTACCATATTTCAATCTAGATGAAGCCATAATATTTAAATAATCTACAAATATAATTTCAGGTACAAATTTTCTTTTTAATTTTAATTCATTTAATAAATTTCTAAAATGATTCACATTTGCAGAAGCGGGAGGATATTCTTTAACTATCAATCTACCCGATGTTGATTTTTTAACCTTTTTTATTTTTTTCTCAAACATATCTTTGGGGATATCATGTAAATCATCTATTGTAATGTTCATCAAATTTGCATCAATTCTTTCTGCTATTTTTTCTTCGGCCATTTCAAGGGTGATATATAAAACATTTAATCCTTGAGATATTGAGGATGCCGCATGATGACACATGAATAATGATTTTCCAACACCCGTACCAGCAAGTCCGACATTCAAAGTTTTTTTAGATAAACCCCCCTTAGTTATTTTATTAAAATAATCTAGATCAAAGGGTATCTTTTCTTCAACTTTATGATAAAATTCGAACCGTTCATTCGAATCTTCAATGTAATCATGACCTATGTTAGGATCAAAAGAAACAGAAAGAGCATCAGATAAAATTTCTGGTATAGCACCCTTGTCTTTTTGTGTTTCTTTTTGATTGTCAATAATGCTTATTGATTCAAGTACTGCATTATAAATTGCTTTATCTTGACAAAATCTTTCAGTAGTTTCAAGCAACCAATCGGTTTCTGTATTTTCTTTATTATCAAAATATTCTGAAACTTTATTAGAAACATCACTAAATTGTTCTTCAGAAAGTTTCGAATTGTTTCCAATTTCTATAATTAAGGCTTCTTTGGTGGGAAGAACATTAAAACCGTTTACATAGTTTTCTATTTCTTCAAAAAGAAATTGATCATTATGATCCGTAAAATATTCTTTTTTTAAATATGGAAGAGATTTTCTGGTATATTCATCATTGAATATCAGATTCTTCAGTATCGTGTCCTCTATCCTCGTCATTTTCGTTTGTATTTAAATCTATGTTTTCTTGAATTACTTCTATTAAAATGTCGCCTATTAATTTTTCAAATTCTACACCCTCAATATCAGAATATTTTTTATCTCTGATTTCTCCAGGTATTTCAAGTATATCATATTCGAACCGATATTTCAACTCTTCTTCTTCTGCATCTGGTTCTATTAATCCAAATCGATTATACTTATAAACTACATCTTTAAATTTACCGTTAGTGATAGCAAAAGCGAATTGATCATCCTCTTCATTCTGAGGATTCTTCACCATCTTGTACCACTTCTTCATTTCCTTTTGTTGTTCCATATAGAAATTTCTCCTGACAATATTCGTCAATTTTTTTCATAATATCTTCAGTAAAATGTTTTTCTGGATTAGTCATAATTTGCTTACCAAACAATTTTGTTCCATCAGGTAATTCAAAACGTGTAGAAACTTTTTTAAACAATTCTGCTTCTTCAGCAAGTTCCAACATACCATGCCAACGATCCAATCCTTTATTATAAGTCACTAATGCATCAACCATTTTATTTTCTACTGTCAATCTAGACTTATGATTTTTGCAATGAATAATATTACCGATAACTTCTGTGCCGTCTTTCTCTTTACGTTTTGAAAGAAACACAATATTACTTGAAGCATAATAAAGACCCGTACCTCCACCCATAACTTGTTGTGGAAACATCACACCGACTTGACTATAAGTATGATTTGTAACTAATACAGGAACTTTTGCTTTACCTGCTTTAAGTGTTAATACTCTAAACGCACCTTTTACAAGTGCGGCTCTTGTCATATCTTTAGTCTCTTTTCCTTCAGCAATATCCCCCACTTCTTTTGAAGTAGATAACATACCAAGACTGTCGAGACATATCATTAGTGGTTGATGATCTTCACTTTCAAGATGTTTATCAAGAATTTTCGTAACTTGATGAGCAAATTCTTGTATTGTAGCAACTGGTAAAATTACCATACGAGTAGTATCTATTTCTCGTTGCTCTATCATCTGTTTAGTTATAGCAGATTCAGACTCAAAATAAAGAACGCCACCAGTAGGATTGTCCTCCAAAAATTGTTTAACAATACCCAGTACAAAGAATGTTTTCCCAGTTGCACTTTCTCCAGCAAATGCTGTAATTTTGTTTGAGGCCAAACCTCCATAAATGGAGCCACTAAGTAAAGCATTAAAAGCATAACTGCCAGTATCAATGAAAGATTCGACATCCCCTGCTTCAATACCATCTGAAACCAATCCAGCGTATTCATTACCTGTCTCCTTAATCATTTCTTTTAAAAAACTCATTATATCTCCTTAAATAAAAAAATCTTCAAGCGTACTTCTCTTTTCATGTTCCCAACCAACACATTTTAATATAGTCTTTAATGGTTCCAAAAAAGACTTTTCAAATTGCATATTATAATTTATATATTCGTGCAATCCAAACTCTGAAGGCAATACTGTTCCCATACTAATTACAGTATCCCCCACAGGATTCGGTTCTTTGAGATAAGAAAATTTAATCTTTTCCCCCTCTTGAATAATTTGATACTTCTTTGCAAGTTTATGTTCTTTTAATAACTTATTATGTATAATCGTTCCTTTCACATGTATAGGTGTACCCTTCTTATACAATAATACACTATCACTATATTTGTCAATACCCTTAACTGATCTTGGAAATGCAATATCTTCTGGAGGAAGTGTTTGAAACGATTCTTTAAACTCTTCAATAAATTTCTGCATTTGATCCTCGGTTCCATTCATGAGAATATCAAAAGATTGTTTTAATTTATCCCTACAAACCGCTGGAGTTGAAGATTTAACAGATTCTAATCCCATTACTTTTAATTTGGGTTTAGCATACTGTACTCCTTCGCTATTATGAACATTCATAATATAATGCTTCTTACCAGTCCAAACTGCCTTGTCTGCAAGAACTTCTCTGGACATATTCATTTTTTGTTCAAATGAATTCATATATACATGCAATCTATTAAATGACTTGTTTATACATTCTTGTATTTTTGTCTCACATACTTTATCTAAAAATTTAATAATTTTTTCTTTATCGTTTGTATCAGTAAAAACAGATTTAACTAAGTCATCTAAACGTATATAAATCGAATCAGTATCAGCGGCTACAATATAATCTTTATCTTCGGTTTTAAGAATTTTATTCAAATATTGATTAACATCATTTTCAACCCATCTAATTGAAAGTTGACCGCCAGTAGTAATAGCCGTTGCTTGTCTTTCATCATAAAATCTAAAATATTGATTACCTAAAGCACCGTAAGCAGAATTAAGTTGAATCTTTCTTGCCATCTGCATATTATTTAATCTTGAAACCTCTTTAATAAGTCGTAATCTATCCAATCCATCGGTTTCTGTTTCTAATTCTTGTTGTGCCTTGAGCATATCTTTTTTAAACTTTTTTCGTTCTGCATACATTCTTTCCATCATTTCTGGAAGAAATCCTTGATGCTCATTTGAAAAATGAAACCCATTAGCTCCTATACAGATATCTTCAGTTTTAGCATAATCAGTACTAACTTCTTCGTTTAAAAGATTTTCAACTGATAATGATTTTTGAGGAAACTTTGTAAGTAATGTTTCTGGAGAAATATTATATTGCATAATTAAATGTGGATATAAACTATCTAAATCAAAACTAGCAACCCACTCATACATTCCAGGAATAGGTTCTTTAACATAAGCGCCTATATAAGGTCTATCTTTTATTGAGTCTTTCTTAGGAGGAAGTTGTATACCTTTATTTCTTAATTCATTATAAATTAAAGTATCCCACATTCTAACTTGTGTATAAACATCTGTATAATTTACTTTGGCATCATATGCTAATACAATAGCCATTTCAATTAATTTCATTTTATCATCTAATTTATTAACAAGCTCAACATCTTTTACATTATACTCTATAAATTTCTGATAATCTTCTTTCCAAAGAGTATGTAATGAACCATATTCAGAATAATCTAATTTTCTTTCACCCAATTCAACATGAGCAATGTGATCTAATCTATAAGATTCTTGATTCGTATAAGTAAATTTTCGAAATAAATCTAAATAATCAAGAGTTGCAACACCCATAATCTCATATGCTTGTTGCTGTTTTGCTCCCCCGAAACCCATCACAGTTCTCTCACTTACAAACTGCCAAGGCGATAAATCATAATAAAATGATTCGTCAAATAACAAATTCATTCTATTTACAAGATATGGTATATCAAAAAACTTAATATTCCAACCAGTAACAATGTCTATATCTTGCTTGGACCACAATGATATAAATTCTTGAAGTAAATGTAATTCATTTTCACATTCAAAATATTCAACATCATTCCTATGAACTTTATATTCACCACATCCAAAAACATAATATTTTCCATTTAAAGAAATAGTTATTGCAGTAACAGGTTCAGGAGCAGTTTCAGGATTAGGAAACCCATTTTCCGAACCAGTTTCTATATCAATATTCGCAACTGTTATTTTGCTTAAATCGTAGTTTATTTGATCGGGAAAATTATCTGCAATAAAGGTATAATGATAATTTGTATTTCCATAAATTTTAAAATTATCTACACCTTCATATTTTTTTATAAAATCTCTTGTTTGTCTAATATTACCACATTCAACAGGGGCAAGACATGTTCCTTCAAGAGTTCTATATTCGGTGGGTTCTGGTGAGTTGATGAATAGAGTTGGATTATAATCCAACTTTTTTTTGAAATGAATGCCGTTAGAATCTATTCCTCTATAATAGATTTTACCGCCCCAATTTTGTACATTTGTATAAAAGGTCATTTAGTGAATTTATTATGCCAAGATTTATCGTAATTACTATCTAATTTATCTAAATTAGTATAACACAATATAATATGATTGTCAATCCACGCTTTTTTATGAACAAATAAATGAAGCACAAATAATAATTGTAAGTAACACTTCCAGTAAAATGCTTTTACGGCTTCCATGGGAGATATTTGCCCTTTGTGTTTTTATTAATTATTATAGAACTTTTACGATTTGTTCCATCAGCTTTATAAGAACAATGAACCCAACCACTATTGGGATCACCTTTTGGATCAAAATATTCTAAAATGAGTTGGTCATAATCAAGATTATTATAAACCCATTTTGCTAAATCATAATTAGACACACCATTAATTTCAAAATCCGCGGCCTCACCTTTTGCATGTTGAGATTTTGCGGAACTTCCTACTGCTAAACACAATTTAACTGATCTATATCCAGAATTAATTCTCACAGATTTTCCAAAATGATCTCTGACGGGTTGCAAAATGTTATTGCATACATTTGTAAGATTTATTGCTTCTTTTAAACCTGGAGTATTGTCTATATTTTTTCTAATAGCGGTATCAGAAAAAGTCATTTCTTTAAATGAAAAATTTTTGGTGAGTTTCATCGTATTGAATCCTAAAAAAAAGGAGGCCATGAAATGGCCCCCTTATCTGTGTTAAGTTGTTATTTTTTTACACAACTTTGTGATCAACCACTTTCACGCCATCATCTATATCAATTTTACGAGGTCTTTTTTCCTCAGGAATAATCCGTTCAAGCTGAACTTTAAGCAAGCCATTGAACAAATCTGCACCCTTTACAATGACATCATCAGCAAGATTAAATCTTCGGGAAAAGACTCGCTTGGCGATTCCATGATGTAAATAACCTTCATCATTTTGATTTTCTTTTGGAACTGTTTTTATAGTAAGTGTTCCGTCTGTAAGTTCTATGTCTAGGTCGTCTTTAACAAATCCCGCAAGGGCAAGTTCGATCACATAATCCGTGTCGGTCACTTTGCGAATATTATAAGGAGGATATCCTTGTGAACTATTCGCTAAAAAAGCATCATCAAATAGACGATTAAAAAAAGAATCAAACCCTACTGATGTTGAAAGTGAGCGGTTGAATTCTTCGATAGTTTTTGGTACTAGATACATATTATCTCCTTTTATAGGCAGATTATTAATTAATCCTCTGCAATAAAGCCAGAGGGATGTTGCTGATTGCAACAAATGAGAGTTTCATTTTTCACTCCCATAAGAACTATTATACACTTATATATATGTTTTGTCAAGGGTTGATAAATATACTTTTTCCATTTCTGGTTGTTTATCATATTTAAATTCATCATATTTTCCATCTTTTTCAACCCAAAAATAAAAAGAATATAATGATCTATTTTTTAATGGAGTAATTCTACCATGTGAATTTTTACCTTCATAGTAAATACTGTCTCCCTTTCCAGTTATAAAATCATCTTCTAAAATATATATTTTCCATGGTTCACCATAATGACAATGTGTTACAGCAATTTCGCATGATTCTCTGTCTGTATGGAAATTTAATTTACTTTCTTCAAAATACATTCTTGTAAAACAAAAAGAAGGTATTATTTCTTTATTTAAAATTTTTGAAATACAAGAAGTAATTTTTAAATGAGTGTTTATTGTTAAATAATCTCCATAAAAATCATATCCTATATACCCGTCTTTTTTAATTGGAAAATTTTTTAAAGATGATGTTGCACTTTTAGCATGTTTAATTTTATGAGAAAAGTAAGTATAAAATAAATCATCATCTATAAATTCCTTCAAATCAATAATCATTGTCCAGTAGATCCAAATCCGCCACTTCTATTCGTTTTTTGTTTCGGCCGTTTATTTAAAAGTTTAATCTGAAAATCTTCTACTTTACGTACTTCTGCTTGTGCAATTCTATCACCATGATCAATTTGAATAGGAGTATGTGAAACATTTATCATAATACAATTACATTCTTCTACATAATCTTCATCAACAATCCCCACATTATTTGCAGTAATTAGCCCCTTTTTCAATGCATTACCAGAACGAGGATGAACTTTAACATAATATCCTACAGGAATATCAAAAATTATTCCTGTAGGTATTAAATATCTCCAATGCGGTAACATAGATAGAGAGTTATTTTTTATGAGAATTTCTTTTTTATGATTGAAATGATTATATGCAAGTACTTTTGTATGTGATTTAAGATATGCTTTCAAGTCAAAACATGCTGACTTTTCAGTTGCTAATGATGGTACTTCAACATCATCATATAAACAGAAAATTCCTAAAGTTTCTTGCAATTCAAGGGCATCATTCATTACTTACGTATCCAGTCTAAATAATAAAATATTGATTTATAAAGTTTATTATAAAATGTCTTTTGAGACATCCACTTAATACTATCTAAATCTATTAGATTTATTTGTTTATTTTCATAATAAATATTTTCTGGTTTTAAATCATTGTGCATAAAAATTTTATCATCAGAAAATTTTTTTGAAAAATCTATAAAATTAGAAATAAGTTTGAAGTATAACTTTATTAAATCAAATCTAGGTTCTTTGCATTCTATAATGTTATATTCTTGACTAATATATGGCATTTTATATTCATAGTATGTTTTGCAAGAATAATATTGTATAGGAGCTTTTATACATTTATATTTTTTATTAAATCTTAAAATATCATCCCAATCAGGCATACTATTAAGAGACTGATTTTTACAAGAAACTTTTTTTATTATATTATAATCATCACTATAAATTGTGCGTTGAGTATCATCATATTCATGATGTTTTATAATTTTAAAACCTGTTTTATCAAACACTAAGATTTTTTGCCAATATTATACTTCGGAGTTAAAGTCCACTCTTCTTTCTCGGAAAAAGAAAGTATTTTTAATTGATTTAAGGGTAAAGAAGGATCTTTTGTTTTTTCTGAATCTACTAATTTTACAAGATTCCATTCTTCTAAAAGATTTGATATTGTATTCCTTCTAGCAATATCTGTTTCTGAAAAATTATAAGGCTTACCATCAAGAGCAAATAGCTCTTTGAAATGCACTATATAATATTTACTTTGTTTGTGTAAAATGTGGCAAGACTGATAAAGAGTTTTTTCTTTTCTACTAGCAACACCAATACGAGTTAATGTTTCTTTTACTTTTAGAAAATCGTCACTCTCTTTTAGGGTAATTTCTACCATTTCACTAATGTCATACATTTGTGTTCCTTTCACCGCCCGTATCTAATTTTTCTTTTAATTGACTAATTTCTTCCATGGAATGCAAAGACAAAACTTCCCTTGCTCTTTGTACATTATATCCATAATAATCCATGATCACTTTGATGTTTTCGTCTTCCTCTGGTTTTAACCATTTCGGAAAACGTTTATTCCGTCTGATTGTATTTATTAAATAGTCAAATTGTAGTTTCTTATCAGTATTAGGACGAATATTCATTTCATTCGCATAAATGACTGTATCTATTGTATAAGATAGTCCTTTATTAACAATGAAAGGTAAATATTGTTTTTCAACCTGATGATCAACATCATCGATCATCAGGTTCTTTTTACCATAATTTATATCGTTTAAAAAATCAAAAGGAGTCATTTTTCTGGTACAATTGGTAATTGTGGTTTTTGCATCAATTGATACATTGCATCAGCATTGACAGGAAAAACC